AGAAGCACAAAGGAAAAGAATAGACTCCTCCTTTTTTTGTTTGGACTTAATTATTATACCAAAAGTTTAAACAGTTGTACACCATAAAATGATAAAAAATGCATTTTTATTGTGTACGTTTAATGAAACATATATTATAATAGATACTAAATTATGGAAAAGAAAGTTAAAAAGAAGCCAAGGGATAAACCACATTATGTAAACAATAAACAATTTTCACAATCAGTTGTAGATTATGTTACGTCTGTTAATGAGGCTAGAGAAAAATTAGAAGACGAACCAATCATAACAGAATACATTGGGACTTGTTTTTTAAAAATTGCAGAAGGATTATCTCATAAACCAAACTTTGTAGGATACACATACCGTGAAGAAATGGTAATGGACGCAGTTGAAAATTGTATTAAAGCAATCATGAATTATGATGTTAAAAAGGCAACTCGTACTGGATTACCCAATGCCTTTGCGTACTTTACACAAATAACATACTACGCATTCCTAAGACGTATTGCTAAAGAAAAGAAGCAACAAGAAATTAAAGAAAAATACATTGACTTTGCAGGTGCAGAAGCCTTTATGGATATTGGCGATCATCCTGATCCTTCTGGTATTGTTGATCGTGTAAGATATAAGTCTCAACAAATACGTGATCGTGATAATAAAGTTAAAGAATTTGGTAAAGAACTTAAACAACGTAAAAAACGCTCAAAGAAAAAAGTTGTAGGAGGCTTAGAAAAGTTTTTAAACTATTTCGAAAAGAATGAAACTCCTATTGAAGATTTTCCGAAAAAATAAATTATGCAAATAGCGATATTGAATGACACTCATGCGGGTGTCAAAAATGGCTCAGATATCTTTTTAGATTATTCAGCCAAATTTTATGATGAAATATTTTTTCCCTATCTTTTAGAGAATGGGATTAAACGTATTCTACATCTAGGTGATTACTTCGAACACCGTAAGTATGTTAACTATAAAGTTTTAGAACATAACTACAATTGTTTTATTTCGAAGCTTTACGAGTATGATATACACATGGATATTATTCCAGGAAATCACGATGTATATTACAAGAATACAAACGAGTTAAACTCTATTGAAACAATACTGAATCAATATTCTGATCGTATTCACATTCACATGAATCCTACCATCAATAATTACGATGGTTTAGATGTTGCTTTATTGCCATGGATGTGTAAAGAAAATGAAAATGAGTGTTTAAACTTTATTCGTACAGCTGCAGCACCTATTCTTATGGGTCACTTAGAACTTGGTGGTTTCCAATATATGGCAGGAGCTAATATTAAATCACATGGTATGGATAAGAAAATGTTTGATAGATATGAAGCTGTTTATTCAGGTCACTATCATACAAAAAGTACTCAAGACAATATTACTTATCTTGGCACACAGTACGAATTAACTTGGTCTGATGCTGGAGATCCTAAACACTTTCATGTGTTGGATACAGAAACACGTAATATAACACCTATTCGTAACACCAACGTGTTATTCCAAAAGATTTTTTACGATGGCGATGATGAGCCTAATATTACAAAGGATCAGATTGAAGGTACATATATCAAAGTGATTGTGACAAATAAAAAAGATCTATACGCCTTTGATAAGTTTATGGAAAAGGTTTATGATTACAATCCTCATGAAGTACGTATCATAGAAAACTTTGACGAGTATAGCGGTAATAATGTTGAAGATGATGACGTAAAGGTTGATGATACTCCAACACTACTCAATAGTTATATCGATGCCACTGAAACAAATTTAAATCCAGACATATTGAAAAAAATGATGCAAGAACTTTTAGTTGAAGCTCAAGCACTAGATACTATATAATGATTACATTCAAAAAACTTACGTGGAAAAACTTCCTTTCGACAGGAAATAACGAAACAACGATTTACTTAGATCGAGATTCTTCAACACTTATCGTTGGAGCAAACGGTGCTGGTAAATCTACTATGCTAGATGCTTTATCATATGCTTTATTTGGTAAACCTCACCGTAGTATCAATAAACCACAATTGGTTAATTCGATTAATAACAAAAACTGTTTAGTCACAGTTGAATTTTCTGTTGGTAAAATCGAATATAAGATTATTCGTGGCATGAAACCAAACATTTTCGAGGTTCATCGTAATGGAAAGCTATTAGATCAAGAATCACATAGCCGCGATTATCAAAAGATCATTGAGCAGAATATTTTAAAGCTGAATCATAAGTCTTTTCACCAAGTAGTTGTTTTAGGTTCTTCTAACTTTATTCCTTTTATGCAGCTTCCTTCTCACCAACGTAGGAACGTAATTGAAGATCTTTTAGATATTGGCATCTTTACAAAAATGAATGGTGTTCTTAAAGATAAGGTAAGTCTTTTAAGAAGTCAAATGAGTGATACTGATCACCAATTAGAATTACTAAAAGAAACTATAAGGCTACAAAACAATCATATCGCAGATTTAAAAAGAATTGATACATCACAAGAGTCAAAGCGAAAAAAGGAAATTAAAAGAATTGAAGATGAAATCTTTGAAATAAGTAATAGTAATAAAACGCTGCAAGAAGAGTATGATAATACGTATTTAGATGTTAAATCTAAAATGGACAATGCTCATAACAAAATACAAAATCACAACTTCGCTGAACAGTCACTTGATACTGACGTAAGAAAAATCGTAAAAGAAGCAAAGTTTTATGAAGTAAATAACGTATGTCCTACGTGTTCTCAGGATATATCATTAGATTTAAAAAACGAAAAAATTGCCGAAGCACAAGCAAACGCTAAAAGTATACAAGCAAAAATTGACAAATCGATAAATGAACGTAAAAGTGTAGAAGTTTTACACGAAGAATACCGTGAACAATGGGTGCACCTTAATGAAGTTCAATCATCTATTAACACAAATAACGTAAAGGTTACTGGGCTAAAAGATAAAATTAAGTCGTTGGAAAAGGTTGTTGAAGTTCAAGATACTACTGTAGCTGAAGAAAAACTTGAAACTGATCGCACTACTCGTGAAGAACTTAACAATAAGCGTTCAGAACAATCTAAGGTTAGTTCTTACCTTGATGCTATTAGTGAATTGTTGCGTGATACCGGAATTAAGACAAAGGTTATTCGTCAGTATTTGCCAGTTATGAATAAGCTTATTAATCAATACTTGCAAGTTCTTGACTTCTTTGTTCTATTTCACCTCGATGATTCATTCAACGAAACAATTAAATCACGCCACCGCGATGAATTCACATATGCTTCTTTTTCTGAAGGTGAAAAACAACGTATTGATTTAAGTTTACTTTTTGCTTGGCGTCAAATCGCTAAAATGAAAAACTCAGCTAATACGAATCTACTTATTCTTGACGAAACATTTGATTCAAGTATGGATGCTGATGGCGTCGATAATCTACTTAAGATATTGTATACGCTTGGGAAAGAAACAAACGTATTCATTATTTCGCACAAACAAGATTTGCTCGAAGGTAAATTCCCTCGAAAGCTTGAATTCGAAAAGGTAAACAACTTTAGTCAGCTAAAAAAAGATGGAGCATTATAAGTACGACACCGCTAATAATATAATCGCGCTCGCGAGCATGCGCGCGCGACACGATCCACGTCAATCTGACGACAACCTTTTCCGCTCTTATTTTGAAAACAATCTTGCCCCAGCCTTTGAAAAGCAGTATGGTGTCAAATTAGAGTATGGTAAATATGCTGATATAGTAGCTCAAGTAAAAAAAGTGCTATCATAAGTTGTTGGTAATCAACAGCTTAGCCCGAAAGAGGCAAAAAAGTGAAAAAAACAGTTCACAATTAAAGTTTCTTAGAGTATAATAGATCTATAACAAACGGTTAAGGTTTATGGAAAAAATACTCGATTTACAAAATCAATCATCACTGGCTAAATTGCTGGCCACTGAAAATATTACGGTCACTCACAAAAAGGGGATTAAAACTGCATATTTCGATGTAAAGCATCGTGTGCTTGGTCTTCCAGTTTGGAAAGATAAAGGTAAGGTCGTATATGATATGCTTGTAGGACACGAAGTATCACATGCTCTTTATACTCCTGCTGATGGTTTAGAATCTTTCCTTGAAAAAGAAGATCGTAAATATTTTGACATCATAAACATTATTGAAGATATTCGTATTGAGCGTCTTATCAAAGGCAAATACGCTGGTATGCCAAGAATTTTTAATGGTGCCTATAAGGAACTTGTTGAAGGCGACTTCTTTGGAATTAAAGATAAGAATGTTGAAGACATGTGCTTTCTTGATCGCTTAAATTTACGCGGCAAAATTGGCACTATTGTTGATATTCCTCTTAATGAAGACGAAGAAAAGCTTTACCAAGAATGCTATGCTGCAGAAACATTTCAAGACGTAGTTGATCTTTATCATAAAGTAAAAAAGTTTGCTGAAGAAGAAGCAGAGGCTAAAAAGGAAGAAGAAGAATCTAAGCCTGAAAATCAGATTGGTGATACTACTGAAGATGGCGAAGGCGAACAGCTTATTCCAGACGAAAATGGCAGTGAAGATGATAGCGATGATTTTGCTAATTCATCAATTCCAGAAGACACTTCTGACGAAGCTGACGATGGTACAGAATCACATAGTCTTTCATCTAATGTCACTGATGAAGATATGGATAAAATTTTAGACGAAGTCCTTGATCAAATGAAAAGCGAATCAGACGATTATTCAGAAGATGGTACGCTTGGTCAAGAATCTGCTGGTGGTAAAAGCGACTCAAATGGTGAAGACATTATTCTCGAGCCAACCACAACAAAAACACTTGAAGAAAATTTAGTAGATGAGGTGGCTTCAAAAGATGAAGGTTACCGCACTGAACAGCATATTGCCCTGTGGCCTACGAAAACTACAATCAATAAACACATTATTGGCTATAAGGACGTAATGGCAGATCGTTCTAAAATTGAAGCATTCTATTCGGAAGAGTATTACACCGCTCAAGAACGTATAGAGTGTATTTCAAAAGCTACTCTTAGGGCGTTAGAATTTAAAAAGAAAATAAACAAAAAGGTTGGTGTACTTGCTCGTGAATTTGAACGTAGAAAAGCAGCTTACCAATACTCGCGAGCTCAAGAGTCTCGTAAAGGTTCATTGGACGTAAACAAACTTCATAAGTACAAATACGATGATCAAATTTTCCAATCGGTAATGCACCTTGCAGATGCTAAAAGCCATGGAATGATTTTCTTTATTGACTACTCAGGTTCAATGAGTTCTGTACTTAGAGACGTATTAGAACATACTTTAAACTTAGTTCATTTTTGCAAAAAGGTTGGTATACC